GGTCTGCCATTGTTATCTCTTGTTATTTTTTCTTTGCAATTGCGTCTGCGCCAAAGAAAGCAGAGACGAGCACTGCGATTGATGCAAAGTAAGTCGGCGCAATGTCTGCAATAAGTTCACTTGCTTTGTCTAAACCTAACAGTGATGTAATCGCAATACCGATTGGATAAATCAATAATCCAATTAATGCAAACCATGCCATCTTACGAATAGCATCACGCTGTGCGTCTTGGTCGTCGAGTTCTTTGCGTTTGAACTCAAGGTACATTTCACGTTCTTCTTCTGTGACTACACCATCACCGTTTGTATCTGCAGGATGATATCCGTTTTTTACTTCTTCTGTCATGTGACTTAACCCTTTTGTTGTTTTAATCTTTCTTCTTGTTCTTCCAAAAAGTTCTTTAACAAAGTCACGTAGATATCCCTTTCAAACGGGATCATATTTTCTAGTTCACTCAAACTGTATTTATGATGTTGCATCAAAGCAAAGTTTAACTGATACATATTCGCAAGTGAATCATGCACCATACTTAAGTAAAAAAACTTTGCAGTCCCTCCAGTTTAATTGTTTCAGTCTCCCCACACTTTTCACATGTCCAAGTAACGTCATGCTCCAACTTAGGTGATGACTGGAAAAAATCAACAATTTTCTGAAACTGTGTTTGATTCAATGAATTTACCCATTCGGAAATTTCTTTGGGACTAAAGTCATTATAGACCTCATCTGTGTCGAACACATATTCAATGCAGGAATTAATGACATTAAACAGAGACTCCGAATCTTCTGAGATCATAGACTTGGTAAAGTCATTGATATTTGGATATCTTAACACGACACCAACGTCATCGGTCAGCATAATTTTCGGATCGAGTTTTTCACCAACAACTTTGATGTCATCAATTTTTAATTTAACATCAGTTTTATAGTTACAGTCTGCTTGCTCATGTCCTACTTTGAGTTCAATGACTTCTCCTACAGACTTCCCACGTAATTGTAAAAATAGATATTCGATATCAAATACTGAAAGTTTGTTAACATCAATATCAGTGGAAATGCAATTTGACAATATCTTTAAAACTGCATTTTGAATCTCTTTAGAATCTTGCCCCTCTAGTGCCATAAGAAGAATCTTTTCTTCCTTGACTAAGAAAGGTCTATAATTAATTTCTTGACCTGTTGAAGGGATCTGAGTAATAAACTCAGGTGTAACTATATTAGGAAGTGCCATAATTTAACCTCACTTAAAATGATTGACGAATTTGCGCAACTTTATTGTTTATATCACCGATTCTTGCGTTTACGGTTTTTAACCCACCTAAATTTCCTGCAGATAAATTTCCAATACCGGGGAGTCTAAGTGAACCAGAAAATCCATCTGGTCCAAGACTGAAAGAAAACCCTGTTCCCAATGATGGTTGACCCTGCTTTCTGAATGCGACACGATAATTCCTATAAGTAAAGGTAACACTCAGTTTCGTAATTTCATCACTTCCCCATGATAAAGTGATAGGATTGATAATTAAAGGATATGCCTCTTGAAGGGTGTATATCGATCTCAAATCACCTGACGATCCATATTGTCGAACTATAATTGTTCCTAAGTACTCATCAAAATATTTGGTATTGAATTTAGACATGACATAACGTCCACCACCACCTTCATCGAAGGCACCCGTATTTACTATGCGATCTTGCCAGTATTCGAAGTATTCTTTTTCTCGTAAGTCTTCAGATACAATAAAAGATATAGTGAGGTCGGTATATACCTGTCCACCATATGGCACTTTGCTGATCGGTCCATAGTTGAGAAATTTATGATCGGCAGTCATCAATGATCTACCGGGGATCTCAGCAGTGTCAGCACGTGCCATCAATAATTCTTCATCTCCAGTATCACCCACACCTGTAATCTGCACTTCAAAGTGAGACGATTTTGCCACACCAGTTTTGTTGATTGACGATACTAGATTATTGACATTAAAAGTCATGTGATCATTTTCCTGCTGTCTGCAAATACTCTCGACTTATTTGCCTTTTCAAAACGTTCTGTCGGTAAGAATAGTGCAATGTCCCACTCCGAAGAATTGATCTTGACAAATCGAGAATTGACATGTTCGTTGAGATAATGTTTAAAGGTTGGTTTAAAGTATCTATATTTAGACGCACCTTTTAGAATTTTGTATGACATTCTTAATTTTGTATTGTCATCATATCGATCATTAGAAACAACATCATACAAACTATCCATCATTGCCGCACGAAGTTTTGGTGGTAAGTAATGCAAATTGATTCCATAAAATCCTTTTGGTGCTGAATCAACCATAAAGATTAATGGAAATCTATCATAGTATGGCAACGTCTGTTTGTTCTTGGGGTCATAGTAAAAATGATACATGTGACCCGGTTCTACTCGATCTTCTTTTGCGGATGTCTTTATAATATTAGCAGGATATCTATCATTAGATCTCGCATCACGTGCCTTGTTCCTGAACCAGTCTCTCGCATCCTGTGTTCTAGCAGGAATAACACCCTGCTTCACACCTCTTACTAAAATGTCGTCGAATATTTTTGCCATTAAAGTTTTAACTCGTTTTCCGTGATCAACTTAAATTCCCAATTTCTATCATCACAATATTCTTGTGCAGCTTTCCACTTATTTATGTTCACTCCATAAGTCTTGACTTCATTAAGGTATTGTTTAGTCACTCGACTTCTTTTCTTTGGTTCTTGTGTCTGTTTATACGGTTTTATTTCTATCAAGTATGTCTTTTTATTATTTGTACGTACCCAAACATCCGGGAAGTAACGATGCCATTTACCGTCGATTGGTGACACATAAGGGATAACTATTTCTTCCGATGACCATTCTATGATGTCGGGGTGTCTGTCACAATAGTTAAAAAACTTAAGTTCCCAAGAACTCCGATAAAAAACTCTTGTCGGATCTCCCTTATATTTCTTAGGATTTTTAACTTGATATCTGCCTTTCAAAGTTTTCATATAAATAGTTTACTTACAATATAACCTATAGGTATTTAGATGCCAAAACAAACACTCAAACAACTGGTATCAGATGGTAAGTCTGTTGTTGGACAGGTATCAGGTCAATTAGAGAATTTAGGGAAGTCTGCAGGTACTGGTGGATTCTCAGTTAGTGCCGGTCCTAATGGTGTTTCTATTTCTGCAAATTTCAATAATCTGCTGAAAAAGAAAGTAGAAGGTAATCGAGTCAAGTCTCCCCTTAAAGAATTGTATGAAAACCCAAACATCAAAGCACCAATCGTATTTCCTTCTGATTTGGACAACGAACATTACATGATCTTTAAAGTCATGAAAGAAAGAAGACTCAATCGAAGTGCTCCAAAAGAAACTAAAACATATCAAAATATTGTACTGCCCGTCCCATCAAATTTAGTTGCTAATTTTTCTGCAGGATATACCGATTCTAAACTTGGTATATTTGGAAGTATGGCGGCAGGTAGAACTAACTTTGCGCAAATGAGTGATGCAACAACATCACTAATTGAAGGTATACAGTCAAAGATTGCTTCAGCAACAGAAGCATTTAAATCTCAAGATACTGATGCGGCAACTCAAGTCGCAGGTGCCGCGGCACCGGTGGCACTTGGTGGGTTAGCAAGTGGTCTTGGTGGAGCAGTTGCAGGTTTAGTAGCACTCGGTGGTACAGGTGGTGGTGTCATTGATGGGTTATCCGTCAGTGAAGGAATTGCTTTGAATCCTCATATGGCAGTGGTTTTTCAGGGTGTCGGATTTAGGACGCATCAGTTTAAATATAAATTCATGGCAAGAAACTTACAGGAGTCTGATACGATCAGGCAGATTGTAAATACTTTCCAGTATTATATGCATCCTTCTTACATTGCAGGAGGACTTGCTTTTGATTACCCTGAAGAATTCCAAATCGAGTTCGCAGATTCAATTAGACCTTACCTCTATGATATCGGAACCTGTGTTTTAAAAGACTTTTCTGTAAACTATAATGGAGAAGGAACTCCTCTATTCTTTGAGCAGTCTGGTGCACCAGTGTCCGTTGAAATTGATATGACTTTCCAAGAAACTTTCATTGTCACCAAGAATACACTTGAAGACAGATTTGAGCAGAGCAAAGACTAATGTCAGAATATTTTAAATACTTTCCAACGGTTCAACATGATTTAACAAACGATGGACAAAAAATCAAGTTGACTAATGTACTACGTCGATTTATCGTTCGTTCTGATCTCAATGATAGGGTTGATGTATTTTACGAATACACCATTCAAGAAGGTGATCGTCCAGATACACTTGCCGATAAGTATTACGACGATTCTGACTTGGCATGGTTGATCTTACATTTTAATAATATCACTGATCCTTACTTTGAATGGCCTCTATTTGGTCAGGACTTCACAGATTATATTAAATCTAAGTATGGCAACGTTCCGCAAGCACAGCAAGATATTCATGAGTATAGACAGATATTAAACAAAGAGTCTATTAAATTCGATGGAACAAAAATTCCTAAAAGACATGTAGTAGTTGACCAGACGACATATAATAGTCTTGTAGAAAGTGAAAGA